CGCAGCGGCCCGTGTGGCTATCGAGGACGCATGGGCGGTACGGGCTGGACTCATGTGCTGCCTGTGTGCCGGTTCCACGCGGACCGATGGCGTGAAGCTGTTTGAGCGGTACACGATCGGACCGCAACTCATGGTCGGACCTATGGGTGGCTGCCAGGGTTCGGCTGTCACGGTGCAGATCGGTGTCCTCAACGGTGGCTACCCCTGCGACATCAGCTAGGAGAAGCGGTGGCGAAGTCGAAGACACGGCATTCCACGAACTACGGCAACATTCGCTTGCTGATGACCTCCCCGACTTCCGGTGTCGTCATGAACCTCCGCGCGCGTGCGCTCGCGACACAGGCAGCCGCTAAGCGTCGACTCAACGCGAATCCGAGGCGCATCGACACCGGCCTACTTGTCAACTCTATCCAGATTCGGGAGTACACCCGAAACGGTGTTATTGTTGAACGGATCGGTACTGATGTAGAGTACGCCAACTACGTGCACCAAGGCACTCGGTACATGGAGCCCAACCCGTTCCTGGTTGACGGACTTCGGGAAGGCTTCAATCAGTTCTCTTAGACAGGTGACAGCATGACCCGTAAGAGCTTTACCACCCTGAAAGAACCTATCGAGTTCGACATCGATGAAGAGGTGTTCAGCCTCAAGGCAAGTGTCCCCGCAGGGCGTATGACCGAGCTTTCCCGGCTTGCGGGGGAAATGCAGGCAGCCTCTCAGGCACCGGCAGAAACGTTGAAGGACCCGCGTGTCGGTGAGTTCTCCCGCCTCGCGGGGGAAATTCTGGCACTCGTGTCCCCGGACGGTGCTGAACCCACCAGCCCGGCTGCGCTTGCGGTCTATCGCAAGGCGATCGAGATGCAGTCACTCGCAGCAGATGAAAATGTCGACCGTGATGCAACTGAGCCGATTTTCAAGCTGCTTGCCGAAGTCTTCGAGTCTGAATCGCTCGACCGTTTCAAGCGACGGTTCGACGGTGAATACGATGCGATCGACATCGGAGCGTTCTACGAAATCCTTACATGGGTGATCGGTGAAGCGTTGGGAAAAGGCATTACGTCGCTGCAATCTCGCTAGAAGTTTGGGTCACGTCAGATCAAGTGTGGCCCTACTTCGACGGCTGGTGCGCTTCCCGCAACGTCGAACACTTGGAACTGCCCTGGGATCGGTGGCTGAACCTGGTGTACTACTTCGCCACGCGGAACGCCTCGACCGAGGACAGGGACAAGTTCGATGCGGCGATTGCCGAACAGGTAGCGGAGTGGAACATGCAGAAAGTCAAGCCGGTCGTTGCGAAGGCACTCGCGACCGCTAAGGATGCGAAGCCGGAGCGCAGGCGCGCACCGAAACCGGCGTGGTACGGCGACGACAAGACGAACACCTTCAACTCGAAGGCGGCCATGGCGACGCTTACCGCACCGGGAGTGAGCGGCAGGAAACGCGGGAAATAGGCGGTACACTGTGAGCGCAGATTAACGGGGGTTGAGGTGCGGTAATGGCTGGTCCGCTTGATGAGGCGTTTGTAGAAATCACTGCCGAGCTTGACACTCGGCAAGTGCAGCGCGCCGCGCGGGCCGCCAGCCGCACCGTTGAGCGTTCACTGACGCAGGGCGTAGAGCGGGCTGAAAAGTCGATCTCGCGGGACATGGGACGCGTTGGATCGCGGTCGGGGCAAGACTTCGGCGATGGGTTCGGATCGGGCCTACGTGACACGCTGTCGTCTATCGCCGACATCAAGCTGCCGGTACCTGCCTTCGCTGCGTTGAGTCTCGCGCTCTCCTCTGGTGCTGCGGCTGCGGTACAGTTCGCCGCCGCGCTCGCACCGGCTGTCGGTATCGTCGCGGCACTGCCGTCCGGTATCGGCGTGCTCGCGGCGGGGATGTCTACGCTCAATGTTGCGACGCTCGGTGTGGGGGACGCTTTCGAAGCTGCTGCCACTGGCAGCGCCGAAGAGTTCCAAGAAGCCATCGAGGATATGGCACCTGCGGTGCAGGATGCCGCTCAGGCCATCCGGGACATGATGCCGGAACTTGAAGCACTCCGCGACACCGTACAGGATGCGTTCTTCCGGGATTTCGATGATGTTCTGAACTCGCTTGCGGAAACGCTGCTCGGTCCGGTGACTACAGGTATGACCGCAGTGGCCTCTGAGGCGAACGGCGTCATTACCGCACTTGCGGGCGTGGCAACCTCGGCACAGGGTATCGAGTTCGTTAATCAGAGCTTTGACATCATGGCGACGATTCTCGCGCGGGTGCAGGAGCCGCTAGCGGCACTGTTCGGCGCGCTGCTGAACGTCGGCACCGCGATCAATGCGGCGTTCGGAGAGACCGCAGGGCAAGGCATTGCGGCCGTGGTAACGCAGTTCGCGGAGTTCTTGAACCAAGCCGCCGACTCAGGGCAAGCCGTAGCGTGGGTCAGCGACGCTCTCGACGTGTTCCAGGCGATCGGCGACATCCTCTCCCCGATCATTGGTATCATCGGGTCGATCGGTGCCGCTGCGCAGGCTACCGGCGGCAACATCCTCGGTGTGTTCGGGCAGGCGTTGCAGGTCTTCGATGACTTTCTCGCATCGGCGCAAGGGCAGTCGGCGCTGATCTCGATCTTTGAGGCACTGAACCAGGTGGGAGCGGCGTTCGGTACCGTCCTGGCGAACATTGCTCCCGCGATCCCTCCGCTCTTCCAAGGGCTGGGAAGTATTCTCAGTGTTGTATCGCCTCTTTTGGGTCCCCTATCGCAGCTAGTCGGATCAGTACTTACTGCACTTGCTCCGCTACTGAATGTAGTTGCCGCTGCTATTCAGCCGCTCATCGCCCCGCTGACCAGCGTCATTGAACTGCTCGGTCCTATACTCGTTGATGCGATTACTTCGCTTATGCCCGTTATCGAACTACTTGCAACGTTCTTGGGTGGCGCGCTTGGCGTTGCCATTCAAGTCGTTGCATCAGTGCTTGAGGCACTGGCACCGATCATCACCGTTGTGCTCGACGCACTTCAGCCGCTCATTGAGGCACTAGAGCCGCTGTTCCAGCTCCTCGGCGTTATAGCGGAGCTGATCGGTACTGTCCTTGGCCCGATCATTCAGGTACTCGGCGCTGGTCTGTTGTGGCTTGTGGAGAACGTGATTATTCCGTTTGTGATCCCCGTGATTGAACTACTGATCAACCTACTTGCGGCTGGTCTCGGAGCAACGATTCAATGGGTAGTTCAGCAGTTCCAGGGGGCAGGCGAAGGACTAGCGGTTATCTTCAACTTCATCCGCGAGGCCGGGCAGGTGCAAGTCGATGCCATGATTGCCACATGGCGCGTGTTGGTTACGTCTTTCCAAGTGGCGTGGAGCGTTATCAACGCTCGGGTATTCACCCCGCTCAAAAACGGGATCAACACGGTCAAAAGCGTTGTTTCGACTGCCCTGTCTGGTATCCGGTCGAGTTGGGACAGCTTCGTCAGCTTCATCAAGGGCATCCCAGGCAAGATCAGCGGAGCACTCAGTAATATGTTCTCACCACTGGCGACGGGGTTCAAATCGGCCATCAACTCGGTCATTCGCGGATGGAACAGCCTGTCATTCTCGGTCCCCTCGGTCGACCTTGGGCCGCTTGGCAGCGTAGGCGGCTTCACTGTCTCGACACCGAACATCCCGCTACTTGCCTCTGGTGCACTCGCCACGGGGCCGACGCTGGCAATGGTCGGCGAAGGCCGGTTCAATGAGGCGATCCTTCCGCTCGGTGACCCGCGCGTAGACAGCTTGCTTGCTTCGGCGTTGAGCCGTGCAGGAGCCGGTAACCAGGACGCACGCGGCGGTGGAGACACGATCAACGCCACCGGTGTCAGCGGTGACAATTACTTCGTAGTGAAGATCGGCGATCGGGAGATCACTGATATCGTTGTGGAGAAGCAGAACGAGATGAACCGCAACCAACTGCGCAGGGCTCGCGCGGGTACCGGAAGGCTCGCATAATGGCTACGTTGACCGCACAGTACTTGCCAAGCTTGGGACGTGTCCGGCTTACCCTCGGTGCTCCGACTCCGAACGTCAGGTACCAGCTCCAACGCTCTACTGACGGTGGCACCACCTGGGTTGACGTTCGCGGCGGGTCCGGCATGGGCACTCAAGGCGTCACTGTCGTAGACGACTACGAGTACACGCCGAACGCCGAGAACCTGTACCGCGTGCTAGAGCCGGTTTTCTACGACTCGTTCAACCGGGCGTATCCGTCTGCGAGTACCCTGCAGCTCACCGGAGCGTCCGGCAGCTACGCGTCGACTCCCGATCACGCGTCACTCGACTTGACCGGTGACCTCGACA